CTATTGGTTGTAATTGATTATCCATTTATTATTTCCTCCTATATTATAAGCCTATATCTTTAAAATCAAACGTATTATATGAATAAGCTCGTGAAGTTTCTTTATTACTATGTAGTAGTTCTATATTCCATAAAATATTAGCCAGTACTCTTCTTAAAGAATATATACTACCACTTTTTGAACCTATATAAATATCTGAACTCGTTGTATTAATGGGTTTAATTTTAGAATTTATCACATCAATAACAAAACCATTGTTTTCTTCTACTCCTCCACTCATACTTACAGTATCTGCTAAAAAATCTAATCTATCTGTTTTAGTAAAAACTCTCATTCCGACAAAACTACTATTATTAGGATTAAACGTATTATCTTTATTCCCACCTAACACAACTGCCGATTCATTATCGACACTATCGTTCACAAAGTTTAAAAACGCTGTTTGTCCATTGAAACGTCTAAATAAAACATTTCCACTTTCTTTAAACTCAATAGAAGCGTTAGATTTTAATATCATAGAATTATTATTTAAATCCCATTTCATATTTCCGTTAGTAGATTGAATATAAGCTCCACTTCCTCTAGTGAAATCAAAACTTACTGTTTGTAGATTTTTAATAAATGCATCTTGTGCCCAAAGCTTATTAATGAAAGCCTTATGAGCAACAAACGCTTGAATCATTGCATCATCTACGAGTAAATTCCCAACTTTTACAGCGTTAGCAGCAATAATATCTGAAGTGATACTACCTGCCTTATGGTGGTCAGTTTCCAATGTTTTAGTTTTAATCTGTCGCCCCTCAATTGAACCATCAACAATTAATTCTGCTGATTTTTTTTTATAGATTTTAGCATTTTTTAAAGTAATTGTAGTAAAATTACTAGTTCCGTTTTGCAAGAATCCTATTTTATAACTTTCAATTTCACCTGTTAATCCAGTTATTGTTAGTGGGCATTTTAAAGTATTAGTAGTTGAATATTCATTACTTCTTACTACAAGAGGCGTTATCCAACTATAATTACCACCTTTGTATTTCATTTGTATAGAGACATTTAATGATTGTGTTAATCTTCCAGACCACGAACCAACACTCTCTATGATAAATTGGTCTCCATTTTGTAATTTATCATCAGTAATCAACGGTGTAATCCACGTATCCCTACTGTTAGAAATTACCAATTCTCTAAATTCTGGCTTAACTAAATTCTCATTAGCTGGAGTGATTACTAATTTATCAGTTATCGCTTGAATACTCTCTGGACTAACAGAAAGCATACTTGCAAGATTTCTTCCATCGAACACTTGATTTGAACCAAAATCAATCTTATCAGCACCTATTCGAAGTTGTGCGTGCCTTACAGTATCGTTTAATGTGCTAGTAACTGTATTTAAAGTTTGATTGGTAGTTTGTTTCCACGTGTTTAACTCATTCACATTTTGTTCTACATCTTCAGGAGCTGGTGTCCAGTCAGTAGCGATATCTCCTTTTTCTAGTTTAATATTATCAATATAAAAATTGATAAGTTGATTATTTTGAGCGTGTATCATCAATCTACATCTATTCATGTCAGCACTAACTGTGAATGTTTTTGAAATACGTTTATATTTCTTAACTTCAAAATTTTGTGTTGCTAAATCTAGTGTTTGCCATTCTTGGTTAACTATATTATTATCAACAATATAATGTAAACCTATAGATAAAATAGCATTTGCAGTTAATGCATCTTTTCCTAAATCCATTGATAAGGTTAATTTCTCACCTTGTTTTGCTGTTAAGTTAAACATAGACCCTAAACCTTTACTTTCCCCGTTAGGTGTACCCCAAATATGCAATCCTCTTCCAAAATGAGTTATTGCGTGTCCTTTTTGCCAATTTAGACCACTATTATTCAATCTAGCCATTTCCCAGTTTTCTAAATCTTTAGCAAAGTTAGAATTAGGTATATAGTTTCTTCCCCCTATACTAGTTGGAATACTATTTCTAACATTACTGATTTCTCGACTAAAACTATTAGCTGTTTCCTGCACTTTGTTCTCAACAACAGAAGTTGTTGCATAACCTTTGTCGTTAACCCACTTTTCGATATTTCTTCTTTCAGCAGTAAGTTGATTAGCTGTGTTATTTTGCACCCAAATTTGCATATTAGCAACTCTTGCACCGTCTTGATTTTTGTAATTTTCTAAGGCGGTTAATTGGTTGGTAATACCTCTAGCATTTTCATTGAATTTATTAGAAAATTCTGTGTTTTTAACAAAAGCATTATTGTCCTCTGGGGCTGGTGTCCAGTCTGTTGCAACATTTCCTATTTCAAGTTTAGGTAAACGTACATAAACTTTATCTCCAGGAGAACATGTTCCTATCATTTGATAGAACACAAAAGCATAGTGTTGTGTGTATTTATTTGTAAATGTATGAGATATTCTTTGCCACTGTGTGGTAATATCTACTCTTCCTTTAAATCCGTTAGTTTCTTGTCCTACATTGTTAAAAGAAATATTTTTACTCGCCTTAACATCTACACTCCATGTCAATACTTCATTTTGAAAATTATCTTTCAAAAATGGCATAATTTGTGTCCAAATACCAGTACTTTCAGTAACTCTAACTTTAGTAAAAACTAAAGTTCCGTTTTCAACTGTTTTTTCCCAGTTCGAACCACCTGAATTTATATTAGTTAATTTATCACTATCAGTTATATAGTTTCTACCACCAACACTTGTAGGAATGCTTTCTCTAATATTTCTGATTTCTCTTGAAATACTGTTCGCTGTTTCTTGCACTTTGTTTTCAACTACAGAATTAGTCGCATACCCCTTATCATCTACCCAACTTTCAATACTACGCCTTGCAGCAGTCAGTTGATTAGCTGTATTGTTTTGTGTCCAAATTTGCAAGTTAGCTGTTCTTACTCCATCTTGATTTTTATACGTTTCAAGTGCTTCTAGTTTCCTATTGATACCTTGTGCGTTATCATTGAACTTACTACTAAATTCTGTGTTTTTAACATAACCTTTAGCATCAACTATTCTATTGATTTCAGTTCGCTCTCTACTTAATTGATTAGCAGTATCTCGTTGTACCCATTGCTTCAAGCTTTCAGTTCGTGTGCCATCTTGATTTTTGTATTCTTCAAGTGAACTGATTTTACTAGTTAAACCATCTACACCTTTTTTGAATTCAGCTTTAACAGCACTCAAACCATCTTCATTTTTCTTCTTAACTGCTGTAAATTCTCTTGTTATGCTATCTTGCAATTCTGTAACTTTGCTTGTAGTACCGTTAACAAGTCCTCTAAGTTCTACAACTGTTTCATTATTAGAAATATCTTGCATGTTGTTAACTCGATCAGATAATGCTTGAATTTGTTTTGTTGCTTCTATTCTACTCTTACTTATTTCTAGATTAACTGCTTGAATTTGCTTTGTTGCTTCATCTCTATTCTTGCTTATCTCTAAGTTTGTAGCTTGGAATTGCCTATTGTAGTTTTCTACAGTGGTTGATACTTGCTCTCTAAACTGATTGATTTTTTCGTCAAAGGCTTCACCCATTTTTCGGATTTTTTCTTCACTACTTAATAAGGCTTTTTCATATCCACCTTTTACCTTATCTTCAATAACTTTAGATTTTTCTTTGAAAAACTTGTTAAAGGTTGCTTCCTGTTCGGCAACCAAAGCATTTATTCTAGCAATTACTGAATCGTTTTGAACCTGTAGTGATTCTAATTTAGCTGAAGTGCTATCAGTAAAGCTACTTCTACCATCTCCCACTTCTATCTCGTGATTTTCTTCAAGAATAACATCCCAAATTACCTTAACTACTTTCGCATTTTCATTTAATATTCCCAACTCGCTGTAATAAACTTTTAATATGTCGCATAAATCTATCTGTTCAAGTGCTGGGTTATCAAATACTCCCTCAACTTTTGATAAGTCTTGGTAGTTAATCTTTAAGTTAGTTTTTGGCACACCTACATTATTGTTTTTAATGTAACTTTTAGCTTTACTTCTTAACTGCTCCACCGTTTTTAAGTTTTCATCACTTGAAAAATCAACTTTTAAAATTCTTCTGTGTGTGAATTTATTTAAGTGAGTGCTGTCAAGGAGTATTTCTGGCAATGTTATTAATTGCTCCCTGTTGTTATCATCAGTATATTTTTTAAAAGGAAAAACTGAAGTGTAAGTTTCAAGTATTGATTGTTCTTGTTCTAAGTCTAACAAGTTTTTACCATAAGCAATGATGGTTGGATTATCAATCCCCATGCTTTTATGAAGTGTAATATTTAAGTTATCAAACTCATATTCGCCACCCCAAACATCAAGAATTGAACCTGCTTTACCTCCTAATGCGTCACGGGCGTTTTCAATGTTTTCAACTTTCCATGTTGTTGAATTTAACGTGCCAATATCAGATTGAACGAAGAACTCCTCACGACTATCTAACAAGTTATCACGCCACGCCCTTAATGCACCAATTGCACTAACGCTAGTAACTGTTATATCTGGTCTGATAGCGTTCATAGTAGTTTTAACTTGTGAAATATGTTGGCAGTAAATTTTAAATTCATTTTGTGTTTTTGTGATCTTTGAAATTACAAAACGTTGATTTTTCGTTCTGTAACCTGCGTCTGATTTTATATACATTCCCTCTTTGATTTTATCAACATCTTTTCCGTTGACTGGATAATCAAATTCAAGAATATATATACCGTTTTTTTCTCTTGAAACGTAACATTTAGAAGCGTCAGATAAAACCGACACCCCCAAATGTTCAAAGTTAGTTTCATTTGCTTTGTATAAAATAGGATAAGCCATTAAACTAGCGCCTCCCATCTTGGTGTTATTTCAACAACAAATGAGTTGTTATCCCATGAGATTCTGTTATCTCCTATTTCAAGGTGTGGAAATGGATAAGTGAACACTTTATCGTATTGAGGCTCCTTATTATCCCAATGCGCCGACTGAGTTTCACAATCAATAACAATGTGTCCACTTACTCCTTTCAACCTAAATATTTGAGAATTAATATTCAAATTAATATCTCCTGTTCCCCTTAATTTAATAAGTGGGTTGGCTTTTCTACGTTCTGGGTTTCTTAGTATTTGACCGTTAGAAA